GTATTCGTAACGGTACACCATTTGCCCGTATTTTTCGCTCCACTCAGGAGATTTATATACTGTTTCGCCCCATTTTTTGAGTCCGTTAGGGCTTAATTGAACACTTGCTTGATTACTTGCTATCGCCATTGCCGCTGTCTCTTGATCAAGAGACAAACTATCTATCACAAACTCTTGTGCTGCAGTCGGCGGTTCCATAGCGGAGTTTAAAATTGATAATTCGGCGTCAGTTAATTGTTCGCCTTCTATACCGTCAGGTATATAAGTAGGGTCTAAACGCCCCAAAAGGTCTATTATTTCTGGGGTAAGAGTGGTGTTAGCAGCAAACTCTACTATTACTTTACCATCTTCGTCTAATCTTTTATCTACACCCCCGCCAGTTGGAACAAGCTCAGGGTTGTTTTCAGCCCAAGTATTATATGCTGTGTGGTTCCATTTTTGTACAAACGCTTCTCCAGCGTCTTGCAACATTAACTGAGCAACATCTACATATGAAGCATCATTAAGTTCGGCTAAAGTTGAGTACTTTTCATCTATATTACTAATAACACGCTTAACTTCATTTTCTGAAATATTAGCAATGGTTAAACCCGGAAACTGACTACCTAATGTTTGGTTTATTAACTGTGTGCGTCTACGATTAAATGCGTTTTCGTATTCAGTTTCGTTTGTAGGTAAATTTTCATCTTTACCAATAGTTAACCAATGAAAATAAGCGTCTTCACCTTCAGGAATACTGTTAAATTTTCTATAACTTTCCTCATCAAAATCAGGAACCATACCTAAGACAAAAGCCTTGTCTATAGCGCCAAACAGGGGAACAAACTCTTCGCTCATTAACGAAGTGCCTGATACTAGCTCGTCTTGTGCAGCGGAAAGGTCTACTTCATACGTCTGAATTAAATCATTTAGGCGATCATATTCAAGTTCAAGCGGTTCAAGTTGTGGCAGTATCTCGTCATATACTTTAGAAAAAGCGTTGTCCGCTTCTTTTTGAACCGCATTAGCGTCTATTGCAATTTCTTGATTTAAAATTGTGGGGTTTGCTTCAAAGTTAGCTTTGGCATCATCAAAATCTTCTTTAGCTGCCCTTCTTACTTCGTAAGCAGCATCATATTCAAATTTTAACGTGTTGTATTCTTCCGCAACGGCCATACGTTCTGCGCCCGTGGCGTCTATCTTATCAACTGCTTCCGTTAAATTTTGATACGCCCCTGATACCTTATTAATTCCAGTTCTAACCGTTTCTCCTGCAACTTTATTAAACTCAGTTTGCCCATATTGAGTTACTGTTTGCATTACTGCGTCAGATATAGAACCGCCGGATGCAGCGGCGGCGGCGGAACGTTGAACGGCTAAAGTAATTGCCGCAATTTCAGCGGCTTCTAAGTCTACGTTATCTCCAATAAAGGCGCTCACTAAGTCTGTGGTTACATGTGCTCTTGCTATAGCCCCAGCGAGAACTCCTGCATCAACATCTTGTCCTGTAGCAACTGCCGCAAGAGAATCTTTTATAATATTTTGCGCTGTAGGAGGAAGCTTAGAGAAAGCGCCGCCTACTTGTTGAACAATAGTCTCCCCAGTAACTTCGTCTACTACTCCTTCAAGTTTGGCTCCAGTAAGTGTATCAACCTCACCCATTGCCGCGGACAATCCCGCACTTACACCTCCTGCAATAAAGGCTTTAAAGGGGTCTTCTCCGTAAGCTATTGCGCCTACAGATTCTCTAGTACCCCCTGAAATTGCCGCGGTTGTTATTGTTTCAGCTATTTGACTGCCCGTAGCCTCCCCTACAGCAGTCCCAACATAATCCCCAGCCATAGCGCCAGCTTCAGCCGCTACGTAAGAAACTGCAGCGGCTTTAAAAGCGTCTCCAAGATCACCACCTTGATCTATTGCTTCTGCCCCTGAAATAAGGGGTAGAGCCCACGGTGCGTATACAGCGGCGGCAATTTTAGCTACGTCCCACAAATCAACGTCTTGTATCGCGTCAAAAACCGGATCGACTATTTCATCCATGACCCAATCAGCCATGTCTCCAACAGCGCCCACTACATCTCCAACAAGATCAACAGCTTTGTTAACTACTTTTTTAATTATTTTTACTGCGAAGCTCATTACATTACCTTAGATAAAGGAATTACACCTAATTCAACAAAAGCTTTTGAATTTCCGTCAGATAATCTACCTACGGCTATCTTAGTATCTGCACGATCTCCGTAACGTTTCCACGTTTTAAACGCGCTATCATACACCGCGCCGTCGTATTCAGTAATGTATTGGGTAATACCCAACTCTTGCAGATGAGTAAAATATTTCAACCCCGCAGATATAAAATTTTGAGCTGTATCTACGGTAAGTCCTCTACCCCACATTTTATGTTTGCTTTTACCCGTACCTCTGTGACCAATAAAAACAGTATTACCTAACTCTAATAAATCTGTGTTTGGTTGATCTATTTCTACCGCCACGGCGGCTAATCCTTCTTGCGGAGTGTAGTCTCCCGACCCAAGATTAATTAACGCAGCTATAATTATTTCCGGAGGAGATAATTTTCTTTCGTTACTATCAATTACTTCCAAAATCTACACCCCTGTCGAAAATATAGCTGCTGAATAGACGTTACCCATACCTGCAGCTAAACTTATAAACGCTCCTTTATTTGGAGCAGACGCATCATAGGACAAAAACACATCATCGTGTTCAGTTCTATTGAGGATTTTTGGAACAATACCTCGTTTTAAATCATTAAGCAACAGCCCCGTTTCTAATAACCCGCTAGCCCCCATAGTATGACCTATACGTTGTTTGTAAGATGTAGCCATAAACTCTCCTAAACTACGTTGTAGCGCCGTTTTTTCTGCCCTGTTGTTTACCTCTGTACCTGTCCCATGACTTTTTACCACCTGTATATCTTCCTTACGTACCTCTGCCACATGTAAGGAGCCTTCAATAGCTTTAGAATAACCTTCGCCATCAGGTCGTTGTCCAAGGGGATTTGTATTGTTTTCTGCAGACGTGTACGCCCCAAGAAACGCGGCCTCGGGATTGTCTAGTCCCCTGTGGTCCTTTTCAAATATACACAAAGCTGCACCTTGCCCTAGAAAAAATCCTTGATTGCTACTATCGAAAGCAGACGGGCGTGTGTGTTCTTCGTCTTTGTATTGTAAACTAGCCCCAGCTTCGCCAAAAAATTCTAGTGTAAGGTTGTTAACCGAGTCTTCTCCAGTAAGCACAATAACGCGGTCAAAATCAAAATTATTCATTAGATTTTGCACGTCCATCATAACTTTTAAACTTGAAGCGCAGGCGCTAGCGTCTGTAGATACATGGTCGTGGACATGAAATATACTTGCAATACGGCCTGCGTATATATTGGTAAGCACAATAAAGGGCAGTTTTACTTTGTAGTGCAGTTCAGCAGTATCATCTTTATCATACCGACCATTATTACCCATCCAGCCTTGATTACCTGCGGCAAATATAAATCCTGTTTTGCCTTTTACTGGATTATTTAACACATACTCTACTGCTTCGTTTGTAACTACAGTTTCTAATAATGTATGCGGGGGATATTTTAATCCCGATTTGGCGCGCCTAAAAGTACTAGGTATGATATGCGCATGTTGCGGAAACGGTACATCATTTACAAGTGTGGTTGCGGTTGTTGAGGTACTAAAAAGTTTAGATAGATATATCATGTTACAGTCTCCATAGCCGCGGATACTGTGTCAAAATCTTTAGTTTTGTTGTCGTGCATAAAATCGCAAACCGCGCCTAAGCTTGTAGTAGGTACAGCAAAATCTTCTGTCTCTGGTATCCCATAGATTTCAAACAAAAGTACAAGGACAAGTGTAACGTCTAGACTGTCTAGCCCAATGTCTTCTTCACTAAGGCCTATATTTAAAGATATTGGTTTTGTATATTTGTCTGGACGTGGGTTGGTTTCGATTACACAAGCATCGAAGAGGTCTAAAAAGTTCATTTACGCACCTATTTGTTAAGGGTACGTATAGTATACTAAGTAATTTCTAGAACGCTAGCGACTATATCTAATCTATTCGCATTTGCAGCGGTAACTTGTAGTATATCTCCGGTGTTTAGCACTAGCGGAGCTGTTAACAACTCTAGTGTACCGTTAGCTGCAACAGGCTTATCTTTAAACATATTGTAGACAGGCGTTCCATTTTTTATAGCTGTTGAAATAGTATCTCCGCTGCCAGAAAAATCACACACACTAATAGATTTTATTATCGCGGTGGTTTGTTCTGCGCACGTATACAAATCTCTAGTACCTGTTGTGTCTAGTTTTAATTTTGCATTTACGTATCTATTAGACATTAGCTCATATACCATCCCATAGCTTGCGATTGTAACGCCTGACTGTTATTTCGCAGCGCATTATCTATCCTAGTGTAGTAGAGACGCAAAATGTTTAGCTGTTGTTCTTCCAACTGTTGATTATACTCTTTAGCGGCTATCCCCAACGCAGGGGCGCGAAACGATACTATTAAATCATTACCCGACAATGTTGCCTCCCCTTCGTCCATCAGCACGTATGTTAATTCTAGGAACTCCTAAATGCCATTTTACACCAAACGAATTATTAGAATCAGAATATATTCTGAAAGTCACAGCACGCCCCCGCATACGAATTGAGTATTCACTGCCGCCGCGTATCCTACCGTCTGAAGTTTCTTGACCGCCAAACTCCCACCCCTGATTATTTACTTGCACCACCGTACTAATACCGCCGTTCGTGCCGCCTACTGGGGGGTGCGTTCCTGTTCCAGCAGTGTCATGCGCAGATACAATTATAGTAACGGAGGCAGTATTCTGACTACTTTCGTCAAAAGATATGTCGGGCAAAATACGATCTACAAACATAAACCGGTCCCCTCCGTCTAAATCAAACATAGTAGATTCTATAGTTGCAGGTAAAACCTGAGTAGCTGTAACTGGCGACGAAAAAAGAGAAACTCCGTTATCATCTATAGTTTGTGTAACGTCATTCCCTATTTCCTGTTGTACTAGACGCCCGATTTGCGACAGTCCAGCGGCATTACGCAAGCTTATTGATACTTCATTTGGTGCAGTGGCGGCAATTGGGCTATTTGACGTTCTAGAATCTATCCACGCAGTTCTAGTCCCAGTTATAAGCGACCCGGGTGTGGTAAAAGTACCAAAATACCAAATATCTTGTTCGTAATTATATACCACATACCGATCATTGTAGCGGGTGTAATTGTTTGCGCCGCCTTCGCCTTTAAAAAACCACCAAACTTCACCAAAGTTTTCGTTAGTGCCACAACATACTTGATCTTTTTGAGTACGATCAAGTCCATTACCAATATTAATAGAGTTAAGGGTGTCAAACACCCAATTTTTTACATCGCACCGCAAGACCTGTGTTCTGCCGTCGTACTTAAAAAACTCCCCATTACCCATCCAATACGCAACACCATTAGAATACGCAATTGAGTTTTGAGACATTATGGAGATGTTTTCTCCTACAATATTTAATCCCCATACGCCACTGTCAACACCAACATATTGCAATGAAAATAGCGCGGTATCGGTCCAAACAAGTATTTCTTGTCTAGCTTGTTGCGCGGCTACAATTTTATTTCCGTTAGATAACGCTATTCCTCCTGCTTGAGAAATAGCACTAGGGGTCCAATTTGTAGCACTATCTTGGTCAGACCACCGCACTAACAAAGGGTCTTGATCCGTTGACCCCACAGGATTAGTTCCAAAACAAAAAGTAAACCGTTGCGAGTCTGATACAAGCATAAGGTTTTGTACTACTGGAACATCTGACGCTCCGGGCCTAGTATTTAATTTAACTGCCCGAGTAGCTACTCCAGAAGAAGTATCCCAATAATACAATTCTCCTCCACGAGGACCAAATACTAAATCTTCTCCAAAATTATCTTGACTCCATAAACGCATAAGTTGAGGATTTTCAACTGATCCCGCAGGAGTATGGCCCCAATTACCAAGTCCCCAACTACCAGTTCCCCACCCAGATATAACCGTATCTGTTGCTGATGCTGAAGGTAATAAATACGATACTACAACTCCAGAACCCCCAAAAGTTCCAGTAGAACTTGCCGCGTCAAAACTGTCAAAAACAAAAGTAGTTGTAGACCCTGTGGGAATTTCGGTAATTTTATACAAAAAATCGTAGTCATTTGACGCAGGAGAAACAGCAAATTCGGTTATCGTAACACCATTACCTGTTATAGACGCGGGACTAAATCCTATATAGTCACCAACCCTGAGAGACGAATTATTCGCCACAGTGACCTGTACGAGTGTTGAACCGGTAGTAGTAGTAAACGGGTTAGCCGCTAATGTTTCTGTAGAGTCAATAGGAGTTACATCATAGTATCTGTTGTTTCTTGCAATATAATATTTAAGATTAGTGCCGACTCCAATATATTGTATTCCCGCTAAGTTAGTCCAATCCCATATAGCGCGAGCTATACCTAAAAAAGCAGTACTACCTGTGCCCGTTATTAGCGCGCTAAAACCACCAATTTTTTCTGGTTGCCCCTGCACAAAACGCACTGAATTAGAGTAAAACCAACCGCCGGGCCGCGAATAATTTGTTTTGCTCGTATTAATTCCGGGTACAAATTCTAACCGCCGAACAACCATAAAATTACTCCGTATTGACCACTAGGATAACCAGCGGTATATTTTATTTGTCTGCGCAATTCTATCGTCTAACCCATGATGACCACCGTTTACACGTTTAGTTATTTGCGTAATAGTGTTTTCGTTTATACCGCGGTCTGCGACAGTAAACAAATCATTCTTGTTAAAAAACCATAACGCTGTTTCAAAAGCATATTTACCCTCAACTAAGTTAGGGTCTATTAACACTTCAGGAACATTCATATCTGTGGCAAAAGCTTTGTAATTTGCGCGCCCTGTTAACTGCACGAAGCCTCTACCTATAAAATTCCTAGCGTCATCTACTGATTCATTCCCAAGAGATTTACGTAGGTAAACTTTACCCGCAATTTTACTTGGTTGCCTGTGGTATTTTTTAGCTTCTTCTTCTGTTTTAAATCTTGTGGGCCATGTTTTCATTAACCCAGACCAACTGTAGTTTAAATTTTCACGAGTACGTTTAAACCCCCCACTTTCATGTGAAGCTTGCCCAAGAAGATGCGCGGCTCTATACGGAGATAATTCGTAATGCTTAGCAATCGCTTTTGCAGTATTAGGGCCAAACGATCCGTCTGGCGTACTACCAATTTTTTCTTGGAGGCATTGCATAGCACTGGTCATTTTGAGTCCGTAGATTTTAGTTTATCAAAACTGCGCATACCTGAAATGCCTAACATACCAAGTAAAAGAGGCATCATAACTGACATATCTGCTTGGGGTATATTAACTCCAAACCCTGCGCATATAGGGCTAACCATAAAGTTAATACCCAAAGATAGACCGCAAATCCAACCAACTAACGGTCTCCATGACGCCTGAAACCAATTACCACGTGCATCAGCTTTTAAAACTTCAATTTGAGCAAGCATAACTTCCTGTGCATGTTTTTCAGACATAGTAGCTATTTGGTGCGCTAAAATGGCTTTTTGATCTTTGTCTGCAACGAATTTATCTAGCAAGTTACTAACAGGACCAACTAATGTATTAAGTAGTGTTATCATTCAAAGCCTCCTTGCAAGCCTTTCATTATCTCTTTAACCGTAGGACGCCGCTTAGTGTTTGGAGAATAGCGGCACTGAAACGTAGATGGACACTCTTTAAAACTAAAACTTGGGTAGTGATACCCTACCGTATTATTTGGTCCTTTGTAAATACAGACCTTTTCACTTTGTATTGTGGCTCGTTTAGCCAAATGGCACGTTACATATTCAGGATTAACCAAACCAACATAAAGATAAGAAACAAGCAAAATCATTGAGTAGCCAATACAATTAAATAAATACCACCACCAAGCATACTAATAATGCCTATAGATAGCCCACCTATCGCCGCATTATTAGCTATTTGTCTCTTGGCTTCCATCGCTGCGTACACAGTTTCTTCTCTTTCTTTACGTATCTGCCTGCGCATACCCAACATTTCGTCATATGTTGAGGGGCCGAATCGCATATTAAGCATAAACTTAATCTCTTTTTCCCGCTCTAGTAGAGTCTTTTTACGGACAACAATGTCCATAGCCTCTTGCTCTATGTCACCAGAGTGAGATTGTTTCTCTAAGAACGTAGGCTTTTTACGTTGAGACTCAGCTTTATTTATGTCTGCGACTGCGCCGTACCATGCACCGAGTTGTTTGCTAACGTCTTCAATCTCACGCCCTGCACCGACCAACATCTTAACGCCTTTGAAAGCGGCATTAGCAGCGGCAAACGCAGTAACTGGATCAATCATATCCCTGTGCCTTTTTATCTAGTGTTATAACTACAATAAAAGCGCACGAATACGTGGAAGTGATTTCAGTATATCACCGTTCTAACATTCTGTCCATCTTACTGTCGAGAGCATCTAACCTAGTTATAACTCGGTCTATGGACGTGTTGCTCTCGACTTTTGTAGAATACTCTTTAGCAAGTTCCTCGCGGGTACGATTGACAAGAATCTGCACGCGTTTTAGTTCGTCATGCTGCGCTTTTAACCACCACCCTATCCCTGCAATAGAAGCAGTAAAGAAGGTGTTTATAAGTGTATCTACATCCATATTTAATACATATTAAAGGCTTGTTCCGCTAAAAAGGTAGTGCCTCCATCATAAGTAAGTAAGCTAACTTTTTGAATTCTTCCGGCAGGGTACGCGGCGGAAGGTACAGTATTGTTAATCCATTTAAAAGTAGAAGGAAAAGTAACAGTAAAATTACCCGCCCCAAACTGTACAAAAATAAGGTCACATTTGTAAACCGAACTTGAAGCGTTTAGGTTTGAAAAACTAAGGCCTGTAATATTCCCCGTTTGATTAAGTACAAACGTATTGTATGTTTGTGTATCAAAAGCGGCTATAGTTCCACTTGCACTACTAATAGTAAGAACCCGTTGAAGCAATCCTTCCATCCTAGTTCGGGTTTGTCGTAAACACCCTCCGGTTACACTTATCCCAGTAATAGAACCTGAATTGTCTGATAAAGGGTCCGAAGTTAACCTAAAACCTAGATCATTAGCATATACACCGCTAGTCTGCAGATTATCTAGAACTCCAGTAACTTTTGCGCTAGCGCCACCGCCATCAAAAGATACTACCGCGGCAGGATACGGAGCGGCAGATAGGTAGGCAAAAGTGTTTGGAGATAACACAAAAGCATCTGAAGCAGAATATATAGATCGTTGTGATATGACTAAATCCCGATTACCGGTTAATTTATTCTGTATAAAAATAACTTTTTTTGCATTATCAGGAGTTAATCTTACGTACACTGTGCCGTTTAAGTCGCCCCCATCAGTAATAATTATAACTCTATTTCTGCCGTTTGAGGTAACGGCGTCAGTTATTGGTATTAAATTAGGAGAAGCTGAACTACCCGCGGACGGAAGTATTATTGTGATATGACCATCTAAGGAAGCGTCTATAAAATCAAAATTATTGTTTGTAGTTGTCCCCCATGCACCGTCTTGCTGCCCCGGGGTAATTTTTTCTATGCCGTTATTATCGGTGTAAGTACTCATAGTATTTTCCTACGGTTTAATCTCAGTCCACGTGGTCGTAGTGTTAGGATTTATGGCAGTATAGGCAGTTCCAGTATTAATTGCAATCGGCTGATATGTAGCACGTGCCGCGGATTCTACATACGCGCGAAGTTGCGGTACAAACACATCATTTATATAAACGTACACTTCCGCTGGTGACGGAGCAGGAGGCACAGTCTGTATAGGGAGTCCTTCTCCGTATTTGGCAAGATTTAGGGCATCAAAAACAGTTATTGTGCCATTGCCGTCAATATCGCCGCGCCCTGCAGGGCGTTCAGGAATAGCAGTAGTTAAAAATGTATAGTACTCACCATCAGTTAACCCTACACCAATACGCGCAATATCAGTAACTACGACAAGGTAATCAACAGGTATTATTTCACCCCATTGATCTCCTGTTGGGGGAGAAATAGGAACCCAATTACCATTTGGAACTGGAGAAATTGGGTTCCAAATATTTAAATTCCCTAATACAACTGTACAAGTTACCCCATCTACAGGAAAGAGTACATTAAATGTTCCAAGTCCTGCTGTGGGACTAGCTGCTACAGGATCAAAACCTAACATCACTCACCTCAATAAGTAGTTACATTGCCATTGCTAGCGGCCAGCGAAACATTAGTAGTGGGGAAAGTTCGCGCCGGACCCCATATCACTCTAACTACGCCATACCCACCAAGTTGACCATCCGAAGCCGTATCATCTTCTACTCCACCGCCACCTCCCCCCGGAGTACCTCCTTCTGAAGTACCAATAGAGCCATTAGACCCCCCGCCCCCCGGATTGTTTGTGGCTCCACTAACTCCATCGCCGCTTGCACCATAAACGCCTACTGCCCCTCCTCCAGTATTAGGGAGCGTACCTGCGGAGCTACGCCCTCCTCCCCCTCCGCCACCGCCGCCACTTCCGACTCCGCCTACACCACTATTACCTTCGCCTCCATCGCCGCCTGCACCGGAATAGCCACCAGCTCCTCCTCCGCCGCCACCGCCGTTATTACTTAACGGATCGCCTCCTACGCCTCCTGTTCCCCCCGTACCTTGAGCAACTACGCCTCCTGCTCCGCCGCCACCAGCAACGCGGCTACCACCAATGCCGCCAAAACAGGATACAGCTAGATTAGCTGGTATAGCTGTGGCGCTAGTATAAAATTGTGATTGAGTTCCATTGCCGCCGGGAATATCAAAAGCATTTGTACCTCTAGTTCCACGCCCACCTACCTCTACTCTACAATTTGATCCGGGAGTAACAGTTACATTGTTTGCATACGCAAGGGCACCTCCGCCGCCACCTGCGGCGCTAAGAGTACTAGTACCGGGACAACCGCTTGATCCTCCGCCACCTGAAACAACTACAACGGACACATTGGTTACCCCCGCGGGTACAGTCCACGCAAGAACTCTACTAGTTCCTGTTGTTGTTCCTGAAAACACTGCTTCCCCTGTAGGGACAACATTTAAACGGTCATAAGGTGCGGATAAGTCCCATATGCCGTCATCGCTAACGACATTATATGTTCTTTTGACTCCTATCTGTCCCCCATTTATTCGCCAACTCATATTTGACTCCTACACAATAGTGACGTTGCCGTCGCTATAAGATTGCGCGGTATTAGTAGAAGGATATGCGCGCCCCGCGCCCCATATTACTCTAACAGCCCCCTGTTCGCCATCGCCACCAGTACCGGAAAAAACACTTGAATTGCCGCCGCCACCGCCACCATATAGTCCTCCCACTTGGTTGGATGTGGGGTTAGTGCCGCCTGAACCACCACCCGCTTGAGTATTCGGACCGCCTTGAGTTCCGTTAGAACCTGCGCCAAATATACCTACACCACCGCCGCCAAGGCTGCTATAATTAGCAGTACGCCAGCCCCCGCCGCCGCCACCATCCCCGCTATATGTGGGTTGACCGGAAGCACGGTTCCAACCTATGCCGCCATTTGAGGTGTATCCTGCGGCTCCCCCACCTCCTGCTGGGCCATTGCCACTAGAACCCGTACCCTGACTTTGACCGCCTGTGTTACCAACCCCACCAGCATACCCTCCTGATGAACCTACACCCCCTGATATATTACTGTTGTACCTTCCGGGGTTTCCACCTGCGGCACTTGCAAGACCGAAGTTAGAAGTACCACCCGCCGTGCTAGAACCGCTGTATGCTCCACTTTGACCAGCCGCTCCCACAGCTAAACTGATCGTGGCTCCGGGGATTACTCCAAACGAGGGTACATACACAAGACCGCCGCCGCCACCGCCATTCATTCTATATGAATGAGTTGAACTACTATTGTTGAAATACATACCGCCACCGCCGCCGCCAATACACAGAAAACTAACATTAGTCACACTTAGGGGTACGGTAAAAACGTGCGCTCCCGTAGTAAGATATTGAATTTCTCCAATTGGATTGGCGAAATTTAAATTTAAATAGGGGCTTCTTAAATCGTATACCCCACTTTGTTCGGGGTAGCCAGCCGCCCCCTTTTTCCCAAAAACACTTCCTGTCCTACGCCAAGGATGTACCATACTTTCCCCTACGTATCAGTAATAACTTCATAAGAGAAAGATATTTGTAAATCTGATGCTGCTGAAGCCTTCCCCTGTAGAACATCAGCTTCGTTCAAATAAAACGCAGTATCTTTGGAGGACACAATTAAACTACTATTTGCCGGAACATTAATTCCTTTAGCGAAGTAATAAAGGACACTTGATCGTAGTACACCAATATCGCAAGTAGCATCGTTTGTGCCATCTATATTTGCTACAATAATAGTGTTCATTTTAAGTACGTTGTTAGCTGACCCAGATTTGAGACTCTGTATTGTGGTGCCTAGAGCATAGTATAATGTATTACCGTATATCTGCGTAACGTCTACTATATTAGGGTTAGCCATAATTCATTCCTATCCAAAAACTATAGCCATCGCAATAGCTTTGCCTGTACTTACTCCGGCTGCGGGTATATCTGCAGTTAATGCAACAGTACCCGATGCTGCGGGTAAAGTTAATGTAAAATCTGCAGCTAATGTTGTAGGACCAACAACGTCTACATAATTTGCCCCTGCGGCGGATTCATGAAACCGGACTGTGCCTGCTGTAGAAGTATCTTTTACCGCCAGACGTCCCGTCTTTATTTCTATTCCATTTGCACTAAAGTTAACTCGTTCTGTACCGCTACCTAGAGTTCCAGTAAATAACGACATTTGTTCCGCGGCAGGTCTAGTTAACGAAACGTCACCGGCTGCGGTCCCAGAGGTATTACTTATAAAACTAACGTTAGCGGCATAAAATGGCGACCTAGAAGCCACATTGCTGTTTTCAATCCTAAAACGCTCAGTGTTGTCAGTGCGGAAAAATTGAATATCGGGACCAAAGGATATTCTATTTGATGTATTTCCCGCGTGTTGTATCGCACTTCCTATCTCAATTGACCCGTTTATTACGGTCTTACCAAACTCTAGCGTTAACGATTCGATTCCACCCCGATAAAAAGTAACATCGCTAGATCCAAAATTCGCCCACAACCGACTGTTTGTCGTATCATATAACCGAATAGTTGAAGCTGATTCAATATGAAGGGCTCCACCCGTTGTCGTATGTTGAATCCGACTACCGGTAACGCCAGTTGCAGCATGTATAATAAGGTCAGAAGTACCGCCAAACCTAGCCTGAATATTGTTTGAAAAGTCTACATTACCTGTAAAATCCGCGCCATCAAATGAAGGTGTATTAGTAGTTGCTACGGCCTGACCAATACTTATTTCTGTCCCGGTTATTGCTACGCCCGTACCCGCAGTATAGATAGTAGAATCAGCGGCTAGAACAAACGTAATGTTTGTTGTACCAAATGTTATAACCCCCGATGTGTTGCAAACTTTAAGGTGTCCTGCTTCAGCAACACCTTCAGTAACAAAAAAAGCAGAGCCTTCTCCAAGCCCATCAGCTCCTACGTTAGCATAAGTATCCGCGTCCGTAGCACGTGTTAGTACCCAGTTAATACTCGCGGAACCAATGTTCGTAACGGTATATACCCCGTTATGGACAGCGTTAGATTGTGCATCTATAAGAACACGATTACCTTGAACCACCGCAATACCATCAAGCAAAAGTGCAGCTTGAGTACCGTTGTTTGTGAGTGTGGCACCTACCCCAGAACTGCCGTTAGCATACGCTGCGGATAAGTTAGCAGTAGACGCTAATCTAACAGGAGCGTGATAGGCAATCCCCGCGGCTACAAGGTTATCTACGTATGTCTTGGTAACAGCGTCCGTGTTTGCTGTGGGTGTACCTAACCCTGTAAGTTTAAAACCCCCCATAGGTAGGGAGGCTGTAGGAGTTACAGTACCGTCTTTCTGTAGCGCGTTCTGCGCTAGCGGACCTATAGTTGCAACATCTACACCGTCAACAGTTCCACTTACTGTTATATTCCCTGTAATATCTACGCCCGTGGTTTTTGTAGCAAGCTTTTTACTTCCATAAAAATACATGCTTGCTTCGCCAGTAGACCCCTCAGCCAAGAAATAATTAACTTTGCCCGTGTTGACCCCGTTGTCACCCTTTACAGCAACGTCTACATCAGAACCCCCCATAATAACTAAATCAGTAGCGGCACCTGACCTAATGTAACTAGTACCCGCCGATGCGTTGTCATAGTATACACGTAAATTAGTGTTAGTGCCAAAACGAGCTTCAACATTATCAGCAAATTCGAGTCTACTAGCACTGCCATCCCACACTAAACTTAAATTAGCGCCCTTAAAAGTTACATCATATGGAACGGAGGCTGACCCAACAGTTAAGTTTCCCCAAAGTTGCGTATTGCCCGTAAGTGGAGCAGTTCCAACAGTTAACCCCGCAAAATTCGGGCTACTAGTCGTATTAACTTGTTGGTTAGGGATATTATCAAAATCACTGGCTACAGTACTAAGAAAAATATAAGCACTTCCAGTTAAAACTAATAACGATCCAGTGCTAGACTGTATTAAGTTTCTGGTTAAAGTAGTACCACTGGACCCTACAACCCCAGTACCTATCTCCCACGTAAGTCCGTCTTCTATAACATAATTTACAATACTGGTATCAGTTATGCCTGCAGAGGCTATGGTTTGATACGCTTCTACCGCAGCGGCTAAAGTTAATGGGCTAGAGTTACCGACTGTAGTGGTATATTGTTTTACTCTGTTCCCAAATACAGCCATTACAGCACTCTCACTAATGCAGTATTAACTCCGGTAGTTGGAAAATCTATAACAAAATTAGCGCCTGTAGTTGATTTATTGGAACCAAAATCGAGTACCGCGACAGCAGCATTTGACGGCGCTGCTCTATATATTAGGGCCCCTCGGGCAGTAATTGTTGAAGAAAACCACGTAACATCGCCAAAGTTTATGTACGCCGTAGTGCCGCTAGTAATAGGTACTTGCGATATGGTTAATAGTTTTCCTCCCGATACGTATGCTGTACCAACTACTTCATTAGTATTTGTATACACTTGAGTATCAGCATCTAACTCTGCGTCTTCGGTGTAGAGAGCAATATAAAACGTTTGCGCTGTGTTGGAACTAAAGTCCATCTCTCCATCAAGAAGTGCTTTCTTGAACGAGGTACACATGGATTGAGTTATGGACATAGTATTTTCCTACTTCACTGGCACACGAGGTTGCCCTGAACGATACGCGTCTTCGCGTAGTTTCCCATCGCCAAGCTGTTTTAGAAGTACCATTGCTTGACTAAACAATTTATCATACATAACAACCATATCTTCTTCACCTTTCATAAAGCGTATAGCTTCAACTAGCGCCCCATTTAGCAGCGCAGAATCAAACTCGTCACCAAGCCACGTATTCCCCGCAGTTACAATAGATTCTGGATAATATCCATAATGCAACTCCACACTGTAGGCTACACTGGGCGTAGGTGCTAATATAAAATTAGTGGCGTCAAAATAAGCGTAGTGTTTTGGTACACCAGTTACAGAAGAGTTTGGGTAAGCCTCACGCATAAAATTAACATCCTTGTTAATTAAAAATGCCCATGTGTCCGTTGCGGTTTCTATCGCAATACTATAACTCCATAAAAAATCACTAGGTACAGTAAGATATTTACTGTCAATTGTTAATGATCCAGTAACATTTTTACGTAGCGCGGGTATTTGAACATAATTATATATGTTTTGCTCTGCTTGTTGTACAAACAACGCTAACTGCGCGTCCTCAAAAGTCATCGCGCAAATGTCTTCAATGTTAGTTTTTAGATCGGTATAGTTCATATCACGTACCTATCTTTTTCGCTTTTTTATGCGCCTCTGTAAACGTCTCACCCTCACGCATAGCCTTTTTCATATCATCCATATGTTTTTTAGAATGATGTGGTGCATGTTTTTTAAGCGCAGCTTTCTGCTGTTGTGTGATACGTTTACGCATAGCTTACCCCATAGGACCGCGAGCCATTAAACCTTTTGTAGCTGCTCCTGTACCACGAACTTTAATTCCGCTGGTCTTTACATTGCTCATATCTGGCTTTGGCGCTTCAGGACAGGGGTATACACCTTTATCTTTGTGTACTTTGACCGCCTTCATCCCAAAGACATTTGAATCTTTATTAGCTTTCATAGTAAACTCCTAAGTATTAGTGGTTATGGTAACCTGCCCAAGTGCAGTAGTACACAGTAAATTATTAGGTAGTAGAAAATAGGGTGACGTAGAAAAACCTACGGGATTCCACCCCCACTGCACATTTCTGCTACTGTTTGTACCTGTAAGGCCTAAACTTGTATCTGGTCTAGGGTCACGAATAGCTTGAGGATCGTTAACAGGTTTATCCCCAAGCATAAGTTGTGGATGGCTAGGGTTCCAACATTCTCTACACGCGCGAAGGTTTGTATTACGGGTTTTAACAAACAACGCACGTAATTCACGTAGCCTGTATTGGAACCCACACACATCGCACATACCTAACGCGTTTTTAGAAGAAGCAAACCTAGCGCCCATTACCCGATCCTACCTATTCTAGGCACAAAACGAGCGTTTGTTTTTTCTCTATCTTCCCCCGCGGCGAGGTTAAATTGTTCGTCATACATTTCTTTTAGCATAGGAACGCGTTGAACTAACTCAGGAACCTTTGCGGCTATATGATACGCTAACCCCGACACAAGACATGGTAGAAACCGAAACGGCATATCCGCAGTTTCCGCTCCAGCTCCCGCATCTTGGATACGGCGCATACGCCAGTAGTATAACGTGTAATTGTTATTGTCTGGTACAGGCCACAAGTTAACATGCGGCTCGGCACGCAAGCGTTCTACATATAACTGTATAGGTCGCCCTTCTGTTAACTTGTTAGGTATAGAAGAATACGTGGATACACTTATCCTGCTTATGGTTAAGTCCGATTGTGTGCTGGCGTTACCAGAATTAGTACGTATTTGATGTTCCATTAAATCAATAGTATCTAGTGGTAAGGAGTATCTAGAAGTACCTTTTACTAAATTTACAGTGCCGGAATCAATAGTCCACATATTTATGCCGCGGTTCTGCCACTCAATTGTCATTAGATTCATGGATCGCCGCGCGGTGCGTAAATCATAACCACTGCGAAGCTCACGCCCCGCACGTTCCCATGCTTCTTCAGCAATTTCCGTGAAGTCCATATTGAACGCGGTGGTTCCCGATGTTGTCATGTCTTACGCCTTTTTGCAGGGGCTACACGCTTAGGTTTTCCCGCAGGCTGACCTAAACGTTTTTTCTGCGCTATACGTTTACTTTTCTCTGTTTTTGTCATTTCACTGCTAGTTTTAGGAGTCTTGCTAGATACGCGCTTAGACGGCCTGCAGTACGGTGTACCGCGTTTCTCGCCCTCCTGCCGACCACACTCTTTACCTGTGCGGACGTCTTTCCAATCCTCTTTAAACCAACGTTTTAAGGCGGCTCCCTTTGCTGTCTTACGAACAGCCATTATTTACCGCCTTTCTTCTTCCTACACTTTGCTATGGCACCACTTGCATACGCGCTAGGAAAAACCTTATACGAGGCCTTTACTTTACGGTAGCAATCATCCTTAACTGTGCCGCCCTCCTTGTAGCCTTTACCGCTACAGGAAGAACACCCACACCCACTGGATTTGTAATACCTACGCATTAACGCATCTTACAAGCTTTAGCACCTCGGGCTTTACCGTAGCCACGAACCATTTTACCCTGAGAATATCCGGGTACTTTGCCGCCCATGTTCATACCCACACTCATATTTTGGAGCATAGCCTTGGCTTTGTTATTCTTATCGTCAGGGCTAGGCATACCTTCGCGCGCTTCGACCATAGAATTTTGTCTAGCCATTTTTTGTTTTTTCTTTTTAGCCATCATTTCAGCCATCTGCGATGCGGAACCTTGGTCCCCCAGTACCCCGCGAGTACTTTCACCCGGCCCACCTATATTTTCGGGACGTAGCTTAGGGCGTACATTAGCCATACCTTTTTTCATCTCGTCCATAGTGTAACTCCTAACAATTCCATTTACGTAAACTCTTGTTAATACGGCTATCTGGATCGTTAGCCGTCTTAGAACTTGTATTGCGTTTCTTCATACCCGACATACGGGCGCAGAAAGACTTACGCCGATTTGCGGCCTTAGACCCTTTTTTAAGCTTACTAGGTTTTGTAGTTACCGCAGTCTTTAACTTACTGCCGGGGTTAGCCTTTCGGTAACTAGCAACACCTTTTGCATTGAGTCCACCGGACTCACTCTTGCCTGCTTTACGTGTCCAAGCAGGGGATTTTACTCCCCCACCCTTTTTAAAATATGACCGCACAAGATTACTCCAGTATTACGGTTATTTTATTTCCTGCTCCGGTTAAAGCAGCTACAAAACAACCGTCTGTGGCTAGGATACCGTCAGCAGGGATATATACATCGTTCCAACCTGTAGGCAGTGTAAGGTCTAACAGTATATCTCCAGTGGCAGTGCCATTACGTAACTGGAACGTGCAAGCGGCGGCGGCGTTAACCAACACACCAAGAATCCGGGCGCGGTTAGGTCCAACAAGGGCCGCAGTATCGCCTGTGGCAAAGTTAAACGCTCGTACTAAATTAGCAGCCATCTACTTACTCCTTAGCCCTATTAAGCTATTACTAACCCATCTCGTAGGTTGTTGGCTTGCACATAAGTAAATGTAACCGTAACCTGACCTGTCGTTGCAGTAGCTCCAGCAGAAATTAGCGTTGCTGTAATCTGAGTGTCAGAATCAAAACGATCTGCTTCATCCAAAGCACCATTAGCAATGGATGAAGTTTCTCCAAGAGCTTTAATGCTAGTGTTTGCGATCAAATACTGCGCCGAACCGGTTTTACCCACTGAAACAGTAGCCGCGCCACCAGCATTGCTGACTATACTAACTCTAATTGTAGCGGTTAGTAGTTGTGAATTTTTAGGAATTACACCAACATTAAATGCGAGTGTACCCGCTGCTATTTCAGCATCAATCATAATTGATTGCACCATAACAACTTGACCAACGTTAGCTACGTTAGTCCCTACAGTTGTTCCAGTTGTATCGCGGATAGTGCCAGCCCGAATTGGGCCTGAAAAAGTTGTATTAGCCATGAATATCTCCTGTCGTGGCAAGTGTCAGCCGCATATTACGGCTGTCAGGGGTGCCTAGAGTATACACACAATAAAACAAAAGAAAAGGGGCAACCTAAGCTGCCCCTCCTGTAACAAGTTTTCCTCAGCTTATGCGCCGGGAGAACCAAAGATACCCAGTGGATCAGATACACCGAAGCTATAACGCTCACGAGCTTTATAACGACTGTTTCCAGTATCAAAATCCGCATCCATAGATGTAGACATTGGGGTACGGGTGAAGTGCTTCAACCCGTTAGGAACGTCTGTCATCAGGAACCATGCGTTAATGTCTGTCAGGTAGTGATTGACAGCATAACCTTCTGGGATCGAACCGTTGTTACGCAGAGCGTTGATATCGTTATCTGCGGTGCCTACGCGACCATCAGTGTCCAAAAGCCGTGTTGCAACGAATTGCAGGGCAGGTGGAATGACCAGTTTACGTGGGCGTGCAGCAATCAACAAACTACGTTCGTCAGTCCAGCCTGCAATCTGAATAATAGCCGCTTCTAGCGAGGTTTCATTCAGATCAGCCGCAACTGTAGGACGGTTTGAGTTAGTGCCACCAGAAACAAGCGGGTGCGCTGTCGAACAAAGAGGTTGCCCGTCACCATAAGTGACTCCTGCGGCAAACGCATTGTTGATGATAGACGCAGCTTTAACTTGCTTGGTGTATGCCATAGCGCGAGCTAGTGCTTTAGTATAACGAGCCGATAGAGAATCGTACAGGTTATCCTCAATAGCTTCCTCAGTGATTGAGAAACCCATTGCCACAGTCTCGTGCGTATAACGAGCAGACCATGCTTCCTGTGCGTTGTCATATTCGATGGCAGAACCTTCGTTTTTGACAGGTGCAGCGGAAAATCCACTCAATTTTGTTTCTTCCTCAAAACTTCTATCTGAGGACTCGTTTTCAAAGATTTCGGTGTGTTCTTCACCGTACTTTGCATATTCCAACCCAAACAGTGCGTTTAGGCCCGGAAGCAGCTCTTTTAGTAGCTGGGCGCGTGAAATTGCCATGTTATGTTAACTCCTTAAACACCAACAGTATGAGTATAACGGTGGTAGCCAGCGGTGAATTTAACAATAAATTCTACTGATTCCCCTGCAGCGTTATCTGTGCCTTCAACCATATCTACAACGGTCATTGGCAATGCGGTTGCCACGTTGTTGATAAAGACACCCATACGACTGTTTCCAGAAGCGGTTACACCTGTGTTCAATACAAGCTCTGCGTTCTTAGAGATTGAATTGGTACGAGCTTTAAACGCTGGAAGCAATCCACCCGCTGCGCCGTTTGCTGCTGCAGTCGCACAGTTAACAACCTTAAACAGGGCATTAGGATCATCGCACACGTATGCGCGAATGTCTGTAGCCGCAACATTACCGGGGTAAGATTGGCTATAGAGCGTATACCCAAGATTGGGGTCAGTGTAAGTACAACCCAAGAACACACCAACAACACCTGCAACAGGTGCAACGTTGTTTTGTAGGGTAGTAATTATCAGTGTACCATCGTTCTTATACTGTACTACGTCACCATTATAAATAGCAGTAGCATAGCCAGAAGCGATGGGCATATGACGGGTTGCCCCTGCGAAGGGGGTTCCGCCGACCAGATTTAGTGGTCGTAGCCCGTATGGGCCAGAAACGGTAGGAAACGCCATTTTTAGCTCCTAAGTTAAGTTCCTTTACCGAAAGTAACCTTCGTTTTTCGTTCGTTAAACAACGGCATACGAGGGTCATTTTCTCTCATAAGGTTGTTATCGACTGACTGCATTTGCGACTGTGCCTGCGTACTATAGTAGGTATTTCGCTCATGAATCATCTCTTTTGGAGCTTTACACAACATTAAACCACCGATAACTACGTTATCTCTAAAGCGTTCCTGCTCTACAGTAACCATAGTAATTTCTGGGTGGTCTTCAGCCTTGCAAGGCTCCCAACCTTCTCGTAGTTTTGAGGACACGTTAGTGGCATCAACCAAGCCCTGAGTACTTACACGTACCCAATGAAAATCATAACCAGCCTCTGGTGTGGGGGAAGGTAGAACCTCTGGACGCTCCCACGATTTCCTACGGGCAGTTTTTGAATGAGCATCAAGCTCACGATCTAAGCGATTTTCAGCCATCGTTATTCCTCATATCTAATGCAACCTGTTTGGCGTATTGTTGGGGTGTCAGTCCCAGCCGTTTTGCGAGTTGGACTTGTGTTCTGCTCAATGTTACCTTTTTAGGGGCCGTGCTCCGCGTTGCGGGGGCAACTACATTAGTCTTTCTCCGTTTCGGCTCTGTATCCTCGAAATTAGTCGGGAATACTTGACGCATACGAGTATCTATTGTCTCGTAGTATTCTTCACTTTGTGGGCTTACGCCCTGTTTGACAAGTTTATTGTGCAACCCCAATGCTAAACTTGTCATCTCATCGTCTACGTTGAACCAAGTATTAGCCTTTTGCCATTCTTGGGCTCGTTCATCGACGTTTGCGGTAGGGGCGGACTCTTGCCGTGGTTGTACAAGCGGTTTCTCCTCCTGTAAAGGGGGTACTTTGAAGTTTGCTAGCTTATCGGCTTTTAACTTAGCAGATGTTAGCTTTTCTTGCGCATCTAACAAAGCGTCAGAATCGCCAGCTTCGTAAGCTGTCTTGTACTCACGTTTAGCATCTTCTGTCTCAGCTTGAGAATTCTTTCTCGCCTGATCTAGAAGGGCTGTTTGGTTTTTGTTAACGTTACCTTTTAGAGTTTTATTTTCGTGTATAAGTTGTTGGGTAACACGCTCAAGCTCTTGACGTTCTCTAAGAGCTTCTTCTTTAGCTCTACGTTCGTCATGGTAACCTTTACTAAAATGCTGAATTCGTTTTCGAACTTTATCAGAATAGTCCTCTAACTCTTCATCTGTAACTTCAGTCGGTGGATCAGAAGCTTTGCGGTTGCGGTCAGCCTTTGGCGTATCATCAACAACTTCAATTTCAAAGTCATCCTCAACATGATCAACTTTACGTTCAGGTTTATCTTCTGTAGCTCCATCTGATATAAAATCTTCTTTAGTTTTTTTACCGGAGATATCAATTTCAACTGCACTAGAATCTTCTACCTCTAATTTAGTATCTTCATCGTCGGGAAACTCAAACTCTATTTTTTGAAATGCCATGATTATGCCCTCGTAATTCCGGTTGGATCACTAACAACGGCTTCAATGTTGTCATCATTCATAAGCCGATACTCTACGCCCCCAATAGTAAAACGAGTGCCAGAGTTCATACGAAACATCACATAATCCCCCACTTCACACCATGCGCCAGTAGGGAAACGATCAGAGTCGTAGTAGGCTTGAGCGCCCATATCAACAACCAAACCGATAATGGACATTAGGTGGTCTTGTGTTTTGGCGGTATCTGTTTTTAAAATAGAAGTACCTGATACAGTTTCTTCAGGCTGTGGTAGGGCTATTAGTACGCGATAACCTACAGGTTTAGGTAGTTGTAGTTCTAGTTCAGCATCGCTGATGATTGTTTCAGTCATCGTCATCTTCCATGTAATTGCGCGAGAGGTCTTCTACGTATTGTTTGCCAGATTCAAGACCCCGAATTAATCCAACAACTTCTCGGTATTCCGCGTAATCCTTTGAGGAACCCGCGGTTAAGAAACTTTGTGCGGAGGATATGTCATCCTCGATTTTCTTTTTCAGCACGTCAAAGACGGTTTTTGCCATAAGTTATTATTTTTCCCTTTTTGTGTTTACGTTAGATTGCCTTAACTTAGCTAACTCTAAGTCAACCTTGTTATCTTCTACACGCTTAGCAAATGTTTCTTTTACGCCTTGTCTTTTAGCATCTATTGCTAATTCGGCTTTGTCAATGTTGATTTGCTCAGAAGCCACCTTAGCATCAAGCGTAAGCTTCTGTTGTTTCATCTGAAGCTCAGCTTGGCGAACCTGTGAATCCATCTGATCTTTAGCGGCTTTGCGTTTTTCTTCTGCCTGCTTAATCTGAAGCTCGGCTTGCTTCATCTGGATAATTGGGTCTTGTTGTTTCTGTTGCGCCTGTTTTTCTGCCGCCTGCTTTTGGTGCATCTGCGTAAGTTGCTTTCCTGCATCTGCTACAAGTCTAGAAAGTTGAACTTCGACTTCTTCTGGAAGCTCCTCGTTAGGCGCGGGAAGCGTAACACCAAGACGTTCTTCTATCTGACCGCGGTACTGGAACCCTAGATGCTCCGCTATGTGCGCCTGCATAGACGCCATAATCTGCTTTGCCTGTGGGTTCTGCCCGATCATTTGTGCCACCATTGGGTCTTGTAAAAACGCTTGGTGGGTGGTGATATGGGCCTGTTGATCTTGATATATAAACGCCCTCATCGGTTTACCCATCAAAGAATCCATATTCTCACTTACGGGGTCCGTAGGCTTGGCGTCATCTTTAGTTGGTACAAGTTTATCCGCGTTCCTCACGCCCAACACTTCAATCATTTGTCTGTGTAGTTGTGGCAGATTGTATATCTGGGGGGCTTTCTCAGACATTTGTAGTACAGCTTGATACTGCACTACTCTCTGAGCCATTGTAGAGCTGTTAGGGTCGCTTACAGGGATAACATCGACCATCATGTAGTCATCCCGCTTAGCGGTCACCTCGCCTCTCAGCGGGGCGTAGGCGTACTCTACAGGGGCGTACTCTGCCATGATAGCCTTGAGGAGCTTAAACTCCTGCTTCATAGTGTAGTGTACGCGTGCCTGTACCGCTGCCATAGGCTTTAGAGTACGCTCTAAAAGAGCCAATGTAGTTCCTACAGGGGCATTAGCCGACATATCTGATATGTTCATATCACTGATAGCGCCTAACCTACGCCCTTCTTGCGTAATCTGACTAAGTAAAGCTAGGAGAGTTTGGCTTGGCTCCTTATATGGGAGCGGCATAATGTTATCACGTATACTCCCAGACGGTACATCTACGTCCTTGAACTCTCCCGGCTCAATCGGGGTATCGTCTCCCTTGATACGAAGTCCACGTGATTTTAACCCTCCGGGGAGGTTCGATAGGGTTCCAGCGTCAACCAGTTGCCGTATCAAGGAAGTCCCTGCTTTTGCATACCCTCCGATAATATGGATCAATCCAAGGCCATAAAAGCCAAATCCGGGTACATAAACATAGTGTACGAAGTGCTGCCGTTTCAAAGTGAGAGGATCATCTTCGTTGTAATTTCTACGAACGGCTAATACCTCACTACTACCACGCTCAATAGTAACAACATAAGGCCTAGCAATATCATCTTCGTCATCTACACCCTCAATCAGAAGGTCAGCATGTACCTCATAAAGGGTGTATCTATCGTCATTACTGAGGGAAAACCCGCCATCTTCGGCTTTTTTCTCTTCAATATCTGTATGAAAAGATTCTGGCTCGCCAAGATCAATGTCTTTATAAAATCCTGCGGCCTGTAACTTCTTTAGTTCGTTCTTTGTCTTACGCATAACGTGCGTAACACGCTCGGCTGACTCAATATTAGACGCGCCATAAGGGACAATTACATCTTCTGCCGATATATACAGAGCTACCTGCCGCCCAATATTCGGGTCATAATAAACCTTTTTAAACGCTGACCCAGCTAGGCCAAGACTATACAGCATACGTTCGTGTTCAGGGCGGTACTCCACCATATTCTCGGTAAGTTCATAGTTCATATCTGCCTGTACTCTGTTGGCAGCTTCTTCTTTTTCTTTAGTCTCTTCGCCTAATATCTTAGTTTTAACGGGCCCTGCGGGGGGAAACGTCTCAGACATGGTTTCTGCTTGGAAACGAATAACCGCTTCTGCCAACACTGTAGAGTTAACCCCACAAGCGCCTTCCCACGGCTCAGTACGTTCCTCGTACTTAAACCCTAATACATCTAAGCCTTTTACAAAAGTATCTGCCCAATCGGTGCGGCTATCTACATCAGATTGTACTTGCCCAATAAGATCATTTGATAGTAAATTTAGCTCTTTCTCGTCCATAGATTCAGCTAAATTAGAATCAAACGCGCCCATATCCGCGTTCATACCCGGAATAAGTGTTATCTCCATACTACCATCAGATAGAGTAACAGCTTCTGGATCGACAATTTCAATCTCCATTTCTGGGATTTCCATTTCCTCAACACCGTCTAGACCACTCATACCCAACGGGGAAGCGTATAAACCTCTTTCAATAGCCACTACAAAATCTCCTAATAATATCCGCCGCGGCGTTGTTTAAAGTATACTTCGTCCTCGGGTTCGTCTGAAGGCAACCGTATAAACCCACCCTGCCTAAACCGCATTAACGCCATAACCGTTGAATCCACAAGGTCATCATTACTCATAAACGGAAACCCTGCTATCTCTTCTACAACTTCTTCCGCCCAACGTGTCTGGGGAATCCAACATAACCCTGATCTTATTATATCTGCTACAGCATTTAGACGGGCCAGTTTATCCCCTGACCCTCTATGTGGAGTATACTCAGACACAGGTAAACCCATACGCCGCATCTCCTGATACAGAGCTACACCTGAACTTTTCTTTTCTACAATAAAGGAATCTGGTTCCCATTCGTTGTATTCTTCCATAGCAAGCGTTTTAAGCTCTGGGAACTCCATACGCTGTTTTATGCTATTTAACAATATAAGATTATATGTGGAGTCTTCTTCATTTAAAAACACCCCCCACGTAGTGAGTGCTGTGTAGTCTGCGCGGTTATGTTTCTCGGCAGCGGCATCAAGCGACATTATGATGTACTCACAAGAAGGAGGACGTTCCTCGGTCCACTCTCTCCACCACTCTCGTTTAACAAGCGCGGCTTCTTCAGCGGTAGGTTGCTGTTGGTACTGTGCGTTCCACTGAAACACAGGCATAGAGGCCTTAGTGCGCAGTAACGCCTCCATATCAAAGAACTCAGGCCACAGGGGTTTTTTAACTTGTTTGCCTGTTTTTTTATTTTTTATGTCTAATATTGCTGGAAATTCAACAACTTCATACTGATCAGACCGTTCATTATTAGACATATCTTTGACAACACGCCCCGTAAGATCGTCCATATGCCAACGGGTTTGAATTATAGCTACCCTTCCTCCCGGCATGAGTCGGGTACGCGCTCCGAAAGTGAACCACTCATAGGCCTTTTCAAAGACAGAGAAGTTACCGTTAATAACATCCTGCTCAGAATGAGGATCATCAACAAGCAAAAGATCAGCACCGCGACCAGCGAGAGCAGAACCGATACCGCAAGCATAGTATTCACCGCCGACATTTGTATTCCACCTACCTGCAGATTTGCTGTCTTGCGCGAGCTTTACAGTAGGAAATATCGAACTATACTCGCTTGTGGCGATCAAATTACGCACTTTACGCCCAAAATCTACTGCTAAATCAGTCGTGTGAGACACCATCATAACCTTCTTATTAGGGTTTCTACCGAGAAACCAAGCAGGATACATGATGGAAACTAGCTGTGATTTACCATGTCTGGGGGGTATATTGACGCAAATACGGTCTTTATTCCCCGCTTCAATAGCCATAAGCATGTTTGCGAGTATTCGGTGGTGTTTACCTACTATATAATCAGGCATCATAGCCTTGCAGAAGGATATTAAATCGTTATGTGCGTGCCTGTTACGGGTTCTGGCGGACAATTCCTCCACCATACGATCAATCTCTGCCACTTCTTCAGGAGAATACACGTCTAGATTGTCTAACATAGTCTGAATTTCGGATTCGGTGAAGTCTAAACCTTCAGTCATCGTCATCAAACCCAAATTCTTCGTCTATATCTACTGCTTTGCCTTCCAACAGCACTGCATCTTCAACTTCTGGCTCTGGATTTACCAATTTAGCGAGCTTTACGCGTAATTTTTCTTTAATATCATCCGTTGTCTGGTGTGTAATAGTTACTTCAGACTTCTCAGTGAACAAACCTACGTCCGATATCTTACCTAGCAGTTCTAATGCACGCATACGAACTTTTGCATCGGGGTTATCTGTCTCAAGTATTAGTTTGTTCGTGACTAAGTTGCGTAATTGCCTAGAAGACTCAACCACAGAGTGGTTAAACTCGGTTATTATGCTATTTGTTAATCGTATACTTGCAGGGGTCAACGTAGCTGCACGAGCGTGCGTAACTTTATTAGAGGTAAGGTCGGGGTCTTGCGCATATGAGGTGGCTAGAGTGGCAGCAACCTCTTTATCCTGTTCCTCGTAGTCAATTGTGAGCCCATGTACCTCTAATTCTGATACTGTATTGTCCATTGCCTCAACCCGATCTGGCAAAGACATGTGTTTTGGCTCGTCATCTAAGGGTACACCCACTTCTGGGGTAAGATTCATTGTCATATTACATCGCAGGTTGTTAACCGATACTGAATAGTAGGGTACAAAAAAATTTTTGACAAGGGTTTTAAAAACAGGGTGGGGGGTTTTGAGAATTTTGTAATCGTTTGAGTGTATTAGTATTACAAAGCGTATACGGAGTCCCATTGTCACAGCGCGGGGGTGGGGCGGGGGTGCCTCCCCGATATCAGCGATTTAGGGAATTCCCTAAATGGATTGAGTTGGTTCGGTTTGGTTTGGATTGATTTGATTTGGATGTGTCGCGTGTCAATGCCTAGGCTATAGTAGACTATAGTACGGTATAACGCGGTTACATCTATATACATGTCAAACAATATCAGGCATTGATTAGTTATCGGAACGACTAATAACAGTAACGTCGATAAGTTTCTTGAAAGGAAACAACATGTCTAATGTACTTATTCAGCCTTCAGTCATTGCGTCAATTAAGGCAGCATACGAGGCTCGCTATGATGGCGAAAATATAACTGGCATAGTATTCGGGGAAGCTATGGATACACTGAAGAAAGACGTGTCATGGCGTGAACTTGTATCCCCGACTACTAACAATCTGGCAAACGGTCTAAGCATTGCCAGCAAAGAGTCGTGGAAACAGGTTCGGGAACTATTCGAGGCGGTCTTAAAAGGCAAAGGCCGCGCCCACGCTTCAACCGATATCGGTGGTGCGATCACTGACTTTAAATGCCAGATGATGCAGCGACAAGACGCGGCTCTGTTTGCGGAAACTGCAGGCAGGACTACCGATATCGAAAAGGTAGATGACAAGGGAAAGGCAAAGATCAAGGCAAAGGC